TACTAGGTTTTAAAGATTCATCCGATATTGGAGGTCTTGGTATGGAAATAAGGGAACTTATAAAAGGGAAAGAAATTGACCCTCAACAATTAATAGAACTACAATCGGAGATAAATAAAATGGAAGCGCAGCACAGAACAATTTTTGTGGCTGGATGGCGCCCTTTTATTGGCTGGGTTTGCGGTGTGGCTCTTGCATATAATTTTGTACTACGAGATATGCTTGTTTGGTATATGGGAGCAGAAACAGCTCCTCCAGCTTTACAAATGGAACATTTAATGACAGTTCTTATTGGAATGCTCGGACTTGGTGGAATGAGAACTTTTGAAAAATTAAATAATAAATCTAATTAAATGGCAAAATCAATGTCAGTAATTCGCTACGAGAAACCTAAAACTCGTAGACCAGGAGTACACGCTAAAACTAAAACATCTAAACTTAAATCATCTAAGTATTACCAAAAAAAGTATAGAGGTCAAGGCAGGTAAATAATTTATATCTTTGTATTAATTAAATTTAATCAAATGGATATTCGTAAAATATCAATAGGGCCAAACTATAAATCGGATGCTATGCATTACATAGTAGGTCAAGAGGTGTTAGGTGGTAAATATTTTATACACTTAATTCAATATGTAGAGAGAAGTGATAGTATAAAAATCTGGATACAAAGAGAGGGAGAGATATTACTCTGGAAAGAGTTTAACTCAAATATGCCAGTGTCAATTGAATATAATATAAACTTTTAATGAGGTCACCTTTTTATTTTATTGTAAAGCCTCTTGATGATAAAAGATATACCAATACGAAAGATATCGATGGTATGGATTTTATAACAAGCACATCTGAAGAAAACCACATGGCTTCAAACAGACAAGGTGTGGTTGTAGCTACACCACTTGGTTATGATGGAGAGATAGAAGTGGGAGACTTACTTTTAGTACATCACAATGTTTTTAAGTTTTACAATGACATGAAGGGTAGGCAGAAAAGTGGTAAAAGTTTTTTTAAGGATAATTTGTTTTTTATAGAACACGACCAGTTTTTTATGTACAAGCATAATGACCAGTGGGTTTGTCATGATAGATATTGTTTTGTAAAACCTGTGCCTGTTGAAGAATCATTCATTATGAAGCTTGGAAAAGAAGAGCCACTTATTGGTATTATGAAATACCCAAATAAATATTTATCTTCACAGGGAGTCGAGAGTGGTGATAAAATTTCATTCAAACCAAATAGTGAATATGAATTTACAGTAGACAATGAAAAGTTATACAGAATGTTTGACCATCAAATAACTATGAAACTATGAACTCTGAAGAATTAAAAAGAGAAATTATACACGCAGGTCGTAGAGCTGTTGAGCAGCTAATAAAGGTAGCTAAAGAAGATATTATAAAGCCCGACCCTGATGATGAACTGGCGGCAGATAGATTAAAGAACGCAGCAGCAACAAAGAAGCTTGCTATATTTGATGCGTTTGAGATATTAAATAAAATAGATTTAGAAGAAGAGGTCATTAACTCTGGAGGACAAGTAGATAAAACAGATACAAAACAAGGATTTGCAGAACGAAGGTCAAAATAAATTATATCAGGTAATAAAAGATTATATACCTAAGTCTGTTCTTACAAAAAAGAATAGAGCTAAGACGTGGTTATATGGGTATAGTGAAAAGTATGACTTAGTAGTAATATCCAGAAATGGAACAATAGGTCAGATAATAAACATAAATGGTTTAGCAATTGGACTTCCTAAAGAGCCAGAGGAATTGTTTAAACGTTCTGATAAAAAAGAAGAGCAGTACTGGGAAAGGGAAGAACTACCTAAAGATTTATCTAGAATTAATTCTATATTCCAGTGGAACGACAGACCTTCTGCATTTAAAAACAAATGGGTAGATTATATAGAGTCGGAGTTTGATAGAAGAGAATTAGGTTTCTGGTTCTACAATAATGGAAAACCAACTTACATTACAGGCTCTCATTATATGTATCTGCAGTGGACAAGCATAGATGTGGGGTATCCAGATTATAGAGAAGCAAATAGAATATTCTTTTTGTATTGGGAGGCGTGTAAAGCAGATAATAGATGTTTTGGGATGGATTATTTAAAGATAAGACGTTCAGGGTTTTCTTTTATGGGGTCATCTGAATGTGTAAACACAGGAACTCTAGCTAGAGATTCAAGGGTTGGTATATTATCTAAAACTGGTTCGGATGCAAAAAAAATGTTTACCGATAAGGTTGTTCCTATAGCAAATAGACTTCCATTCTTTTTTAAACCTATACAGGATGGTATGGATAAACCTAAAACTGAATTAGCCTTCAGAGTTCCAGCTTCTAAAATAACCAAGAAGAATATGCATGAGGTTATGGATGATGAGCTAACAGGGTTAGACACAACAATTGACTGGAAGAACACGGATGATAACTCCTATGATGGTGAGAAACTTTTACTTTTAGTGCATGATGAATCAGGTAAGTGGCTAAAACCAAATAACATTCAAAACAACTGGCGTGTTACTAAGACTTGTTTGAGATTAGGTAGTAAGATAATAGGTAAATGTATGATGGGGTCTACTTCAAATGCGCTTAGTAAAGGGGGTGAGAACTTCAAGCGTTTGTTTGAGGATTCAGATTTAAAAACTCGTAATGCAAATGGTCAGACTAAATCAGGACTGTATAATCTATTTATTCCTATGGAGTGGAACATGGAAGGGTTTATAGATAGGTTTGGTATGCCTGTGTTTAGAAAGCCTGAGAAAAAAATTAAAGGGGTTGATGATGAGTGGATAACAAACGGAGCAATTGATTATTGGGAGGCAGAGGTAGATTCATTAAAAAAAGACGCTGATGCCCTAAATGAATTTTACAGACAGTTTCCTAGAACAGAGTCACACGCATTTAGAGACGAGAGTAAATCATCGCTATTTAATTTAACCAAGATATATCAGCAGATAGATTATAATGATTCTTTGATAATGGAACATCACATGACAAGAGGTAGATTTTACTGGAAGGATGGTGTAAAAGATTCTGAGGTAATTTGGACTCCAGATTCAAGAGGAAGATTTAAAGTGTCGTGGATTCCTAACAAAGGGCTAACTAATAAAAAGATTCAAAAGCATGGAGTGTGCTTTCCTCTTAATGAACATATAGGAGCATTTGGGTGTGACTCGTATGATATATCTGGAACAGTGGGAGGAGGAGGTTCTAATGGAGCTCTGCATGGTTTAACTAAATATAATATGGATGAAGCTCCGAGTAATGAGTTTTTTTTAGAGTATGTTGCTAGACCACAAACGGCGGAAATATTTTTTGAAGAAGTATTAATGGCTTGTGTATTTTATGGAATGCCTATACTTGTTGAAAACAATAAACCTAGGTTACTCTATCACTTTAAAAACAGAGGGTATAGAGGTTTTAGCATGAACAGACCTGACAAGCATTACAACAAATTATCAAAGACAGAAAAAGAGCTTGGTGGTATACCGAACACTTCTGAAGATGTAAAACAATCACACGCAGCAGCTATAGAATCATATATAGAAAAACACGTGGGTATAGATTTAGATGGTCATAGTAGGCCTGGAGATGAAATGGGAAGTATGTATTTCACAAGGACTTTAGAAGATTGGGCAAGGTTTGATATTAGTGCTAGAACTAAATTTGATGCTAGTATTAGTTCAGGTCTTGCAATTATGGCAAATCAAAAGAATGTATATCTTCCAGAGAAAAAACAATCAAAAATAAGTCTTAACTTTGCACAATATAATAATAAAGGAACATTAAGTGAATTAATTAGATGAAAGAGGTAAACATAAACATTTCATCTGTAGGATTCCCTAGTCAGTTTGTGTCTGATGCTGAGAAGGCAACTGATGAGTTTGGTTTACAAATAGGGCAGGCTATTCAATATGAATGGTTTCGTAAAGATTCTAACGGATGCCGATACTATAGTCAATGGAGGGACTTTAACAGACTACGCCTTTACGCAAGAGGTGAACAATCCATAGCAAAATATAAAAATGAATTAGCCGTAGATGGTGATTTATCTTATCTTAACTTAGACTGGACTCCAGTTCCTATTATACCAAAATTTGTAGACATCGTTGTTAATGGTATGTCAGACAGGTTATTTAAAGTAAAGGCATATGCTCAAGATGCTATTTCACAAGAACATAGAAGTGAGTATCAAAAAATGATACAAGGTCAAATGGCTGCTAAACAAGTATTGACAGTAATACAAGAAGGCACTGGGTTTAATCCTTTTACAATGAATCCTGATGATTTACCTTCTAGTGATGAAGAGCTTTCTCTTTACATGAATCTAAATTATAAACCGGCTATTGAAATTGCAGAAGAAGAAGCTATTGATACCCTTTTTGCGGAAAATCATTATGATGATATTCGTAAACGTTTAGACTATGATATGATGGTGGCTGGTATAGCTGTAGCAAAACATGAGTTTTTACCTGGTTCAGGAGTTAATGTTTCATATGTCGACCCAGCCAATATTGTTTATAGTTATACTGAAGACCCGCATTTTAAAGATTGTTTTTACTGGGGAGAAATTAAAACTGTTCCTATTGCAGAGTTGATGAAAATTGACCCTACCCTTACAAATGATGATTTAGATAAAATATCTAAATACAGTCAAAGCTGGTATAACTATTTTAATACGGCTCAGTTTTACGAGAATGATATATTCTATCGTGATACTTGTACGTTAATGTACTTTAATTATAAAACCACTAAGAAGATGGTTTATAAGAAAAAGGTTAATGAAAATGGTAACATGAAGATGATAGAAAAAGATGATGGATTTAATCCGCCTGAAGAAATGATGGAGGAGAATAATTTTGAAAAAGTAGAAAAGACAATTGATGTATGGTATGATGGAGTTATGGTTATGGGAACTAACATAATATTGAAATGGGAGCTTGCTAAAAACATGGTAAGACCAAAGTCATCTTCTCAGCATGCAATGCCTAATTATGTAGCTGTTGCTCCTAGAATGTATAAGGGTGTTATTGAATCATTAGTTAGAAGAATGATTCCGTATGCTGATTTGATACAGATGACACATTTAAAGCTACAACAAGTTATTGCTCGTACAGTACCAGATGGGGTATATATAGATGCAGATGGTTTAAACGAGGTTGACCTTGGTACGGGCGCAGCATATAATCCAGAGGATGCACTGCGTTTATATTTTCAAACAGGTAGTGTGATTGGTAGAAGCTATACGCAAGAAGGTGATTATAATCAAGGTAAAATACCAATACAGCAGCTTACAAGCAATTCGGGAGCTTCTAAGACACAAATGCTTATAGCTAACCTAAACCACTATTTAGACATGATTCGAGCTGTAACAGGCTTAAATGAAGCGAGAGACGGTACAATTGCTAACTCTGACGCACTAGTAGGTGTTCAAAAGCTAGCAGCTTTAAGTTCTAATACAGCTACTCGTCATATATTAGATGGTAGTCTTTACATATATAGAACGTTAGCTGAGGCTTTAACTTATAGGGTAGCGGATATTTTAGAGTATGCAGACTTTAAAGATGACTTTATAAATAAAATAGGTAAATACAATGTGAGTATTCTTGAAGATATTTCAGACCTATACATATATGACTTTGGTGTTTTTATAGAACTTTCACCTGATGAAGAACAACAAGCTTTATTAGAGCAGAATATTCAAATGGCTTTATCTAAACAAGATATAAACCTTGAAGATGCTATTGATATACGTGAAATTAAAAACATAAAGCTAGCTAATCAATTACTTAAAGTTAAGCGTAAAGCAAAACAAGAAGCAGACCAGCAAAGAGAGGCGCAAATGCAACAAATGCAATCTCAACAACAAATGCAAATGCAACAAATGAAAGCTCAAATGGATGCACAAAAAATTCAAATGGAGATGGAAGCTAAGCTTAAATATAGAGAAGCAGACATACAATTTGAAATCCAAAAGCAGGCTGCGGAAGCAGATTTAAAAGCTCAGTTAATGAAACAAGAGTTTCAATATAGTATGCAGCTTCAGGGTATGACACAAGAGCAATTAGGCATGAGAGAAAGTGCAAAAGAAAAAGCTAAAAGCGACAGAATAAGTCAGCAAAGCACTGAACAGTCCGAGCTTATAAATCAACGTAAAAATAATTTACCTCCTAAGAATTTTGAATCTAATGAAGATTCCTTAGACGGGTTTGACCTTGCAGAATTTGAGCCAAGATAGTGTTTAAATTTTGCGTAACTTTGCAACTAAATTAAATTAAATCAAATGGATATTAAAGTAAGAGAAGTAACGGCTGAAGAAAAGTCGTCTCAACAAATAGAACAAGAACTCCTTGATAAGCATGAGGAGAAACAGCAGTTAGAAACTGCACAAGTTGATTCTACTGAAACACAAGAAGAAACTGTAGAACAAGACAATACAACAGAAGATAATACGGATAAAGTTGAAGCTCCTGTAGAACAAGAAACTTTAACTCCAAAAGAGTTAGACGAAAATGAAGTTCTTTCATATATTGGAAAAAGATACGGTAAGGAAATTAATTCTATTGATGAATTAGTTAGCAAGCGTGAGGAAAGCGAACCGCTTCCTAAAGACGTTGCTGCTTACCTAAAGTATAAAAAAGAAACTGGACGTGGTTTTAATGACTTTGCAAAACTGCAAAGAGATTACACTGATTTAAGTCCAGATGCTTTGCTACGTGAATATTACTCTATAACTGAAGAAGGTTTAGATTCAGAAGATATAGATTTATTGATGGAAGATTTTGTTTATGACGAAGATGTTCATGAACCAACTGAAATTAAAAAAATAAAACTAGCAAAGAAAAAAGAGATTGCTAAAGCTAAAAAGTTTTTACGTCAACAACAGGAACAATACAAACAGCCCCTTGAGTCAAGGGAACGTTCTGCCTCTGAAAATGACGATGAACTTATAGAGTATAGGCAATATTTAGAGTCAGCTAAAACTCAACAGGATGATGCTAATCATAAA